ATTATTTTGAAGGCCATAATCCTAGCTCTATAAGCTTTTCACTCATACGTTGCTGAGATCTAGTATCTACTGTCATAGCTTCCTCATATTCAAGGAAGTGAACTAATTCTCTAATTAGGTCATTACAGTTTTTAAGTCTTTGAGCTACACTAGTTAACTCGGCTTGACAATCTTCAGCTTTAAAGCTGTCTCTATGTAAATCATCCATGTTACTTTTGTTTTTCTAATTTTGTTTTATAATCATGGCAATCTGTACATAATACTTGTAAATTACCTACTTCACAAAATAGTACAGATACAAACCCTGGAAGATCTCCTGCACAGTTTAAAGATCCTGCAGGTACTATGTGATCTACATTTATTTTCTTTTCAGGAAACCAACTTTTACAATTATTACATTGGTATTCAAACTTCTGTCTCTTTAGTGGACCTTTATATGCTCTACGAGCTTTCATCTTACATTCTGTAATAGGTTTCCACCATCTAGACTTTTGTCTGAGTGCACTGCGTATAAAGCTCCAGAAAGCTGATTCAGTCATAGTACCAGAGTTTCTAGTTTTGGGTGCTCCTCTACTTACTGTTTTAGTAGATTTTTTTTTAGGTGCCATTATAATTTTTTATTTATTAATGGAACTAACCTGTCTCTAACAGCTTTAGCTCCATGGTCTTTAATTGAGTCAGATAGATCCTTACTCATAGGAAGAAGAAGCACTTCCACTGCAGGATAAGTAATTTTATACTTTTCCATAGCTTTAATACCTGCCTCATCATTATCAAACATTATAATTACTTTCTTATATTCTTTAATAAACTCTTCCATAATGTCCTTCTTTATCATAGAATTCTCACTATCAGGAGCTATCACATTTATATTAGAAAGTTTAAGAGACTTCAGAGACATCATATCCTTAAGACTGGATAGAATAACTAAATAATCATTGTCTTCAAGATGCTGCTCTCCTTGCAAGTAGTCTCTAATTTTTAAAAACTTCTTATCAGATGTTTTAGGTTGGTATATTTTATACAGCTCACCACCTTTTGTAAAGTAACCGTATATATAGTTTCCACTAATTACTAGTTCTTTATCATCTTTTATCATAGTGTAGTAAGATAGGGGTCTTACACAATACTCATCCAATATTTTAGATCCAATGTTAAACTGAGTCCAGAAATATTGATCTTGAGTGGTCCATGGTCTAAAGACATAACTATGTACTTTATACTTGGATTGTTCTTTGAATTCCTTTACGTCGTATCCACCATTATTATGGAGGACATAATCATTATACTGCTCAACAATTAGATTGCAGGCTTTATGATAAGATAGATTATTTAAATCTTTTACAAGATCTATGGCTGATCCGCCTCTACCTGTAGAGAAATCTTTATATTTATACACTTTAATTTTTGGATCAAAGTATATACACATACTTGGTGTACGTTCTTTATTATTAAATAAGCTTTTAATCTTTACATCTTCACCAGCTAACTTTCCTTTCAGTTTGCAAAAATGTTCAAATACCCAAGGTGTTGGCACATCTTTTATATCGTGTACCAGATTTTTAGTTTTAAACATAATTTAGAATTTAAAAAAAAATTGGGGAGAGTAGAAACCCTCCCCGCTTGTATGTATATGAAAGAAAAGCTTACATGTTAAAATCATCATTTACAGGCTCAAAACCAGATACGGCTTTGTTCTGTAAAGCTCTATAGTGATACTGATTGTTTTTATCAAACTTCTCTAATTTAGTTTCATCTGCATTTGCAAATTTAAACTTAGGAAGTGATAACTTAACAATAGTCTTACCGTTGTACTCTTCTTCTTGAGCTTTAAGGAAGAAATATAAGTTCTTACCTTTTAATAACTTAGATACTTGAGCAACCCAGTCTTCAATACTAGATGCACTGATAGCATCTAACTCATCTTTCAATCCTAATTCTACAGCAATAATGCTAAGTTTGTTCATGATTTCATTCTTAGATGGACTTGTCTCATTGTAAGAATCAATCCACATACTTGCAGATACTCTAGCAGATTGGCCTGTAAATTTAGGGCCATTCTCATTACCTTTTTCTATAGTCCATCCTTCAAAGTTTTCTAACGCAGGTCCCTCTAAAACTAATTCTAGAGCTTTCTTTCCTGTGTTTTTAGATTCTCTTACTGATGCACTAAAGATGTGTGCATAATTTACTCCTGGTTGTAGAGACTTCTGTACTCCACCACCTTGTTTTACTTCCTGTCCTTTTGTACTAAACATACGTGTTGTTTTATAAATGTTAAACGTTTAACTAATTTTCAAAATCTGTGATTGCTTTCTTTACTAAACCTAAATCGTTTGGTATCTCAAAGGTATCAAACATTCCTTTAGGTGACTTACAAGTATTATCACCTGTAGTCTGAGTTTCAAAAACATATCTGATTACATCATCCTTGCCTTTCTTTACCTTACCGTATAGTACAATAGAGAATAGACCCTCTAAGGTAAGCTTTTCATCAACCATTTTACCGATTGTTTTAGCTTTTAATTTTCTCTTACCGTCCATATCAGTAGACTCTTCAGCATGAGTTAAAAAGAATACAGTTAGATCATCTCTCAAGTCTTTAGGCATTCTAGCTATACGAGCTAAGCCTGCACCAATCTGAGTGAATTTTTCATAACCTTTCTCATCTACTCTTTCAAAGAACTCAAATGAGCTCATGTACTGAAAATCATCTACCACTATGGTTTTGATTTCCGGACGCTTGTCATTTACATACTGTAATGCTGCATAAATATTCTGGGTACCAGACTTATCATACATATTACCTGCAGGATTGTCTTTAGACCAAATAGAATACTTTGACTTCCATCCTTTAAATGGTAACGGTTTGTTAGCCACATTAATGATGAATGTTTCCTTTGGGTCCAGGGTCTCAATAGCTGTAGACTTACCTGCACCTGACTCTGCAATAATTAATACTCCTTGTGCCATGTGATTGTTATTATGTGTTATTTAGATTTTATAAGCTCGTTTAACCAAGTTTTAGCACTTACAGCTTTTCCTGTATGAATAGCATAATAGTCTCTTATAGTCATTTCACTATAAGGAGCATCTGACATATCCATAGAAGCAGGAGCCGGATACATTGGCATATCCTTTAAAACAGGATTAGGATTTGTTGTAAATACATTTTCTGTACTTCTAACTGCTTCATATTTACTAATGGCAACAGCTTGATGATTAACAGATCTTAACTGTTCAATAGGAACTAAATAAGATCCTTTCTCATTTAATTCATACTCTTCTTCAAAAGCTGCATTATATGGAATTCTGTACACTGTACGCTTAGGATCTACAGGATCTAGCTCTCTAGTGACTAATTCAAAATAGAAACCTTTTTCTTTCTTAAACTCTGATGAAAAGATACCAACTACAAGAACTCCTTGTTTATTGTGGAATGGCATCTTCATATTGAAATCTGTGATACTAATACCAAGATCATCAATTAATGTTTTATGGTAAGTACGTATAGCTTCAAGCTTGCTACGCTTCCATTCTTTTTTCTGCTCTTCAGCAGTCTGTAAAAAATTAAAATCTGACATACTGTGTGTTGTTATGGTTGAAATTGATTTGTTGTAAATTGTTGTCCAGCTTGTTGATTTCTAGCTGAACGTCTTTGATATGTACCTGTTGGATTCTGAGAATCAAACTCTGCTACTTCTACTAATTTCTGTCTGTTAAAATTAGCATCCATAAATAATAAGTTATTATCATCAGATCCGTTTCTCACTTTAAGTAAGTGCATAAAGATATGATTTTTTTTAACATCATATTCTTTAGGTCCATATAAAGGAATATTAGCTTTAAAAGGATTGTTTAATGCTAGTAACATATCTGATCCTTGCATAAGAGCATCACCGCCAAATACATCTGATGATACAGGATAGTTACCAATTTTACCTGGCTCCTTTCTTGACGGCTCATCAATTGTACGGTTAAGTTGAGTGATCATAAATATGATAACAGGAAGTTCTTTTTTAACTTGCATTAATGCTTCTACAGTGTTATACAATGTAGCAATCTTTTCTTTCTCATCTGGTGCTTTTTTAATTAACCAGCTATGATCAATAGTTACTATTAAAGGTTTGTTACCAAGAGCTACATAGTATTGCTTTATAGCATCTATTATCTCTTTATTATTAATAGGATTAGTTATTTGCAATCTATGTATACCTTGACTTTCTAATATCTCTGTCTCTCTAACATACTTTAATAATAAATTATAATTATAATCATCAAGAGCTTGAGTAGTACTTAAGATTTGATTATAGTCAAGAGCAGTCTCTGCAGCAAAAGCTCTAGAGCCTGACTGTTTAGCTCCCATTTCAAACTGGAACTCTAAAATATTAAATTCTTGTCCAATATTTAATGTACGAGCTTCTCTTAAAATTTGACTTACAATAAGTGTCTTACCTGCACCAGGTCTAGCACCAATTGTAATAAGAGAGCCCCATTCTATACCATTGACTCCGGCATTGTTTAATCCAGGCCAAGGCGTTAATAAAGATTTTATATTTCCTTTACGTCTGTCATCTACGTATTGAGCAGTCTCCCTTAAGATCTCTGAATACTTTCTGGCACCATAAGGTCTTTCTTTCTGCCCAGACATTATATAGAAGTTATAAGTTTGTTAAGGTCAACTCTAACTTCTTGTAAAGCTTCCATCTTTCCTTCTAGAACAGCTTTGCTCATTAAGTTATTGACAGCTAATTTAAAGCCATCTAAACCAATACCATAAACTGTTTTCTTTTCATTAAGAGGAATAGTAATTTGATAGAACATAGATTCTATCTCTTTTTCATAATTGGTCATACACTGTGTTTTTGTAATTTTGAGGGATGTGAAGTTAAGATATATACTTACAGCTTCCAAAAAATATCTAAAGTATTTTTAGATATTTAATATTTTAGGATCGTCTAATATAGCCTGACAAGTGTCAGCTAATTTAGAGGTATCATTTTTACTTATAAAGTAACTACTAGTAGCCATAAATTTAAAGCCCATCTTCTTATAATAATTTACGTAATAATCTGTAGCATCCAAAACTAATTCCCAATCATATTGAGGATACTTTTTAAAGAACTCTACAAACTTCTTAGTTAACTCAGCAACACTTTGTCTACCTAACTCTTTGGAAGGCAATCTATTAGCAGGGAACATTTCCCTATATTCATTTACATTTTTCATAAAATCTTCACCTAAAACTTCTTTTGTAATTCTAGATTTAGTCTTCTTTAAAAATGTCTCAAACTCATCTAAGATATATAATGCTCCTTCTGTTAAATTGCCTTCAGGATCTATCCAACCCCTCTGTTCACATACAACTCTTTGAGCATTAGCATTAATAACCTGACTAGGTACAATCTTTTCTCTACAGCTATCTAAATAGTAAAGCTGATTAGGGCTTATATTATACTTTCTGCAAACAGTCCATAATTGGTGACTCATCTGTTATATTATTTATTTTTTTAATGTTATCTAATACTTTGTAATATTTCTCTCTAAATACAGGGCAGGTTTCAATTAAGTCTTTAAATGTGTTAACTGAATGAATGACTGTTGTATGGTCCCTTCCATTAAGATATTCTCCAATTGTTTTAAGAGAGTATTTCATGTTTCTAGCTAGGAAGCAGAAAATTGAGCGTAGTTCTGTAATTTCTCGTATTCTAATTTTATGCTTTAAATGGATTACCTTATCGTGTCTAGAAGGTAAAAAGGGGGTAAAATAGGCCTCTA